CTTCCTCCGTCACACCGGCATTTCGATATCCTGCCCGACTCCGGAAAGGCCTGGCGCTGGGCGCGGATGAATGGCACGTTCTACTACGCGCTCAACCGCATCCCGAACCGTGCACCCCGCTTTTTCCGCGATTGCCTGCCTTCTGAAGAAGAAATTTTGAACTTGATTGATAATATGGAAGTGAGAACAAAGTCGGAAGTAATTGAGCACATTAAAAAAGAGCTGGTTCGCCGTGTCAGTGATTTTTTGGACAATTCAGATGTTCAATACTTCCGCTTTGTCTCCGATCCGGCGTTTTCTGAAACAAAAGCAGCTCAGCTCGCAGAGGCAAAAGCCTGGTGCCGGATGATATCATCATACCTCGAAAACGGGCAGTACAAACGCCTTGGCATTAATCGCAAGGAACACATGTATCAGCTCTGTACTGAGGTGATCGCCTCGCGCGAGCTCGAAGGGCTGCGCATTAAAAAAACCAAATCACTACGCAAAAAATTGCACTACTTCCCCGCTTTCGATGAAAATGCACAACGCAAATACATTGTGTCGGGCAAGTATGGCAACTCAAATGCCCGCAAGGTGGGCCTTTTCAGGCTGATTGACACCGTAACGGGCGAAATACTTCCTTTCGATATTCACGAGACCCTCATGTACAACCTGTACATGAATCCGGGCGGTCCGCAAAAAGAGGACCTGAAAAAGCTACATGCAGACTACGTGGAATGGCTGGCCGAGTGGACCGTGGAGTCGGCCATGTCATATCGCACTTTTTGCCAGTATTGCTCGCGCTTCGACAACGAAATAGCGATGGCAAAAGCCCGTCACGGCGTCGATTACTACAAAAAACACTACCTCACCTATGTGCCGGCCGAGCCGCTTAAATATGCACATTCGCTATTTGCAGGCGATGGATCGGCCACGGTGGCATACAAATACTACGACAGCAAAGGCAGATGCCTGCGCATGAATCTATATGTGATTCTGATCAGCGATGTGGCAAGCCGCTACATTGCCGGATGGGCGCCTGCGCGCGAGGGCCTGCACAACGAGACCCCCCGGATGGTTGAAGCAGCTGTGAAAATGGCGGTTGAGGCTGGCGGTCGGCAAACCATGTTCGAATTCGTTTCAGATAACCACGGCGCCTTCACCGGGTCGAAAAGCGACGAAATACTTACCGGGATCTTCAACAAAGTGCGCACGATACAAGTTGGAAACTCGCAGGCAAACCCTGCCGAAACGCAATTCAGACTTTTCAAAAAGACGCTGAAAGGCTTCGATAACTTCTTGCGTACATCCTGGTATGCCGGTATCGAAAGTCAGGCCAATCCCGATTTTATCCCTGACAACGAATCGCTTCCGACTTACGAAGAGGCTATTATTCAACTGCAGGGAATAATCAATCAATACAACAACAAGCCCTTGCGCGACGGATCAACGCCGGCACAGCGGTTTGAAAACAAGCATCCGGAATGTAAAGCGATGGATGCCCGGCAGCTACGGACCATTTTCGGGCACAAAACGGCAGTCGACATTTCGTATATGCGCGGTTTTGTGCAGCTGTGGAAAGCCGAGCGGATGTATAAGTTTGAAATACCCGACTGGCCGGCATCTGCATCTGTGTTAACAAAAGCAACCGGCTACCGGCCCGACGTGAAGGTGACGGTCCTGTGGGACGTCTCCGCTGCGGACATCTACAGCCCCGACGGGCGCTATCTGATGACCTGCCTGCCTGCCGCGCTCACAAGTCAGGCTAAAGCTGAAAGCTCGCACAGCACAAGTCTTGCGCATTCGCATCACGAAAGGCGCAAATATGTACAGGAAGCATCGGCCGACAGCTTCGAAAATGATGCTGTTAATGCTTTCGAACTGATACACGCTGGCGTGGCAGATGCTTACAACATCGCGCGCACAGATAGTAATTTCAACAAAGAAAGCTACAACGCCGCTATGGAAGAAGGAGTTAACGAAAATGTAGCGGCAACAATTTTTCACGAAAATAAAGGCCCCAACCGGTCGGTTTCAGATGACCCGGTCGAGGCCGCTATCGATAAATTCTAAAACGCAAAGTTATGTTTTTTACACAAGAGGAAAAAATTCAAATTGGAAAAATGGTCGTTGAAAGGCAGGAGCTTTCAGGACTGACACAGGCTAAATTTGCCCGTGCAAACGACTTCAATCCGGCCGACATCTCAAATCTTCGGGGAGAAAGCTGGAAAAAGAACCCCGTGCTGATTGGTGAGCAAAAGTGGGTCAAATTCGCCCGCTTTGTAGGTTTCAACCGGTCACGCGAGCTCGAATGGAATATAGCTAATACCCGCGTCAAGCGCGAGATCGACGCGCAGCTGGCTGCCTGTAAAAACTATTCATTCACTGCGATACTGTGCGACGACGCCGGCATCGGCAAAACATTTGCCTGCAAGGCTTATGCAGCAAAAATGCCACACGTGTATTACATCGACTGCTCAAACTCCCGCACCCGTATCCGCCTGATCCGTGCAATAGGCAAGGTGGTGGGGGTCGACACAAACGACCGCGCCGACGAGGTTTTTGAAAATGCAATGTATGTGTTGCGGCAAACCGAGCGCCCCCTGCTGATTTTCGACGAAGCTGGCGACCTTGAAGACAAGGCATTTCTCGAGCTGAAAAGGCTATACAACAACCTGGAAGGTATATGCGGCTTCTATATCGTAGGGGCCGACGGGCTCAAACGCAAAATCGAAAAGGGAGAAGCTGCAAAAAAAGTCGGTTTTACTGAGATTTTTTCCCGTTTCGGTAAAAAGTTCACGAAGATCATACCGGTTGAGCGCGAAAGCAAACGCGATTTTCTGCTCAACATGACAAACGAGGTCTTGGCGGTAAATGGGATCACAGATCGTCAGCAAATTTCAGTAATTGCGCAAGCCGTCGTGGCAAATGGCGGGCTGAAGGACCTTCGCACCGTGTACCGCGAGGTAATGAAGATCCGCATCAAAAAGGAGGCTTCGATATGAATTCAGCAGTTCAAATCAAAGTTAAGTTCAACCGACGCGCTTTTGGCGGATATACCGCAATCGCAGATGAGGATAAAGCCGGCTACGCAAAAGGCGAAATCATCATGGTTTTTGAATACGAGTTAAGGCGCATTCCTGACACTCTTCTTGTTTTTCCACGCCCACAAAAAACAGTTTTCAATGAAGCAGTTCAATGACATCATCGAAAAATCAAAGGTGATCGCCCGCTTCGCGCAGGTTGAAAGATTGTCTACAGATGAGCTCTATGAGCTGTATTTCAACTGCTTTTGTGCTTACCGCAACGTATTTTCAGAGCGCATGCACTTCAGCAGGAGGCTGCGGCAGGTAATCTCAGCTTACCGCGATATCCCGGCTTTCATGTCAGCCGGCGTCACGCAGGTACAACGGATCATCTTCAACAGCCCAGTCATGCACAGATGGTTTGCATTACGTTTTTGGCTGGCAATCGAGCGGCAGGTAACTACAGGTCAGATCGATAAAACTGAGCTTATAAATGAATTGGCATATATGAATATCATCCCGTCACGGGCAACAATGGAGGAAATACTAAATGGCAGGAAGAACGGATACATCAATGACGGCGGATCTTATCAGTCGTCAGAAATCACTGCAGAAGCAGCAGGAAGAGCTCATAGCGAAGCTCACTGAATCTTACAACGAGGAAGATTACCGGAAATACAACATCGTATTGCACAAGCTCAAGGTGATCGATAATAGGCTGGCCGGCGAATTTGTCAACGATTTTCAAACATACGAAATTATTAAGTGATGATAATCAAGTTTTTTGTATCAGAATCAGAGATGAAAGAGTACTTCGAGGCGTGCGGCTATACGTGTGTGTATGCTGAGGTCACGCGTTTTAGGCAGGCTTATCACAGCCGGTCAGAGGCCTATCAGTCTGATGAGCTTTTTGTCCGCGATCAGGATAGCAGCAGGCTTTTCCCGGCTGCTACACTCTTCGAGCAAACCATCAAGGCACAGCTCATGCGCACAGATCTCTCCGCAAAGCTGGCAATCAAAAAAGCAGTATTAACAATCAAAAAATCAAATAATAACTTAAAATAAATTGATATGTCAAAAAAAAAATGGATCGATGAAACCGGGCTGCAGATCCCTGCCGCGCGGGTTTCGAAAAGCGAAAAGCTGCGCGAGGCCACTGCCGAGGCGCTGCTCAAAAAAGCGCAAAAGCTCAATCAGCAGCTTGCGCAGTTCAAAAAAGAAGTAGCCCAGGCCGCCGACGCGGTTTTCGAGGCTGTGATGGCCGAAAACGGCGCAACGATGAAAGAAGAGCGAAAAGGGAATTTCGTGTTTTACAACTTCGACCGGTCAATCAAAATTGAGGTTGACGCGCAGGAGCGTATTGAGTTCGACGACGCGCTGATTGCTGTTGCAAAGCAGCATTTCGACGACTTTCTGAACGTCAGCGCAGGAGGCGTTGAAGATATGATTCGCGAGCTGATTCTCGATGCCTTTTCGTCCTCGCGCGGAAAGCTCGATACGCGAAAGGTGATCGGCCTGGTGAGATACCGGCAACGCATCCCGGCCGACAAATACCCGCAGTTTCATCGCGCTATCGACGCTATCGAGAAGAGCATGACGCGACCCTCTTCAAAACGCTATTTCCGCATCAGCACGAAAGAGGAGGGGGGGACATACAACCTCATTGACCTTAATTTCAGTAGCATAAGTTGAAATTTAAAAACCTAAATTCTTGTGATATGAAAAATTATTTTGAAGTCAAAATCAAACGTTTTGGAGTTGACGAAACCGGCCGCGAGCGGCGGATTGTTGAATCCTATTTGATTGACGCAGTGTCGTTCACAGACGCAGAGGCGCGGATGTACCAATACGCTGAGATAAAATCGATGAATATTATGGTTGTCGGCATCACGGAATCGAAAATCGAGAGGATCATCATTTACGATGATGGCGATACAGCCTACAAAGCACGCATTTCTACATCAATTATTGACGAAAATTTTGGACGCGAAAAGCGAATCAAATTAACGTGGCTGGTATTTGCAACTGACATCAACAGCGCGCTTGACGGTGCAGATCTCGAGCTTAAACTAATCTTGGCAAGCTCGCAAGTCGAGTCTATTTCGCTGTGCAACATCTGCAAAGTTATTGAAGCGGAGTGAAATAGCAGGGAGACCAGGGCTGGCGCTTTCTGCCGGGTTCGATTCCCGGCCTGGTCACAAAACAATACATCAACAAAATGCAGGTACTTGAAATAGAAAAAAACAGTCACCGATTACCTGGTTTTGGGCGGGTTTCGTATGTATTAAATCCGTTAAAACACGAATTAGTGATCTATATTGACGACATCAAAAATCGTCGTATTGTTGGCGACGATGCACTTTCAATATTTGACGATGTCAAAAAGTATTATCTGCAGGGATCTGAACGCGAGAAGGTTCTGTATATGATAGAACGCGCATTCGGAATAACTGTAGACCAGCTGCGCCAGCGCACCCGCAAACGCGAAATTGTACAGGTGAGGCAGATCGCCGCCTGGTGGCTCAAAAACAATAGCAAACTCAGCCTCGCAGCAATAGGCAACTTCCTGGGCGGGTATGATCACGCGACGGTGTCATATTCACACAAAACCGTCTGCGAGTTAATCGAGAGTAATCGCCCCTTTCGCGATATGGTCAATGACTTTTTGTTATTTCAAAATTCAGAAAAAAATGGACATGCAGAAGCACAAGCACCTGATGGGGCTGCTTAACAAACTTGGCATCGACGACGAAGGTCGACACGAAATGATCTTCGCCTGGACATCCGGGCGCACCACCTCGTCGCGCTGCCTTTTCGACGACGAACTGCGCAACCTGATCTGGAAGCTCGAAAACGACTTCTTTTTCAGAACCTCTATCGATCCGATGCTTGAGGCCGAACGACGCAAAAAACGCAGCGAAATACTTGCTATTGCGCAGCGTTGTGGCATACACGATGGCACAAGCTTCGATCGTTTCAATCGATTCATGCTCGAGCGGTCGACGCTCAAAAAAGAGCTGCACAAGTACACCCTGCCCGAACTCGATGCACTGATACGTCAGTTTCGAGCCCTCGAACGCAATTACCTGGCATCGTCAAATGTGCCCGGTTCAAAAGCATACAACCACCGCCGCGGTTTTTCAGAAATCAGCGAAAACTAAGGCATGAACTGGCAGCAACACATTGGCGACAGCACCGTGCTCGAGATCACCGTGTCGCTCATCGTAACCGCAATTTTGTGGACCTATATCGTGTATTACCTGCTGAAAGGCAGAAAAACAAAAAGACATGAGAAAAACAAAAAATGACCACCTGAACGATTTAGTTGCTGTTGCTTACAGGATGGATGAGAAAGCAAACCGGATGCGAGAAAACACTAAAGGTTTGCAGAAAATGGCTTTACTTGCTCGAAAAGGGTTAAAAGAATCGAATGAGTACAAACAGCTTGAAATGAAATATAAACATCACGTTACTGACTTTGGCGATGAGATGCAGGATCTTCAACGCGTAGTAAAGCATTTGAAACGGTATAAACTCCAGTAAACAATAAAAAATATGAAAGAACAAACAACCTTGCAATTAGCAGATAACTCTTTTACGGCAGTTTTGGTTGATAGCAGCGAATGCTGTCAACACGTGAACAGGTATCGACACTGTGTCGATGCCCGTGTCAGGATAATAGATGGTAAAATACCGGAGTACTACACATGCTCCTGGTGTGGTAGCAAAGTGGAGATGTCTGATTCAATACGAAAAGACATTCTGAATAATCATTTCGTCATAGAGACAGGTGAGAATGGTCGTTTTCAACTTGTTGAAGTTGAAGGTATTCATCTCAATGCGTCTACGGTCGAATACCCATAACTGCCGTTATAATATTGAAAGAAGTTGAGGTTTTAGCGATGGTAATAAATGAGATGGTAAATAACAATTAAATACAAGTGTGATGGAAGAATTTTTAAATCAATTTCTGGACTTTGTAGATAAAGGTACGGACTGGAAAGAAAACAATGAAACCACAAACTCACAGGTTATAAACCGTTTTATTGCAAACAATGATAAACTGGTCACGGAACTTGTAGATACATTGTGTGAAGGCAAAGAAAGTTCCGACGAGCTGGGCGACTGCATGAAACCTGATGTTAGCGGTTCGTTGCTGACATCTGAATCATGCCTTGAAGTTGCAAACAGAATGCTCAGTGCTTTTAAAAGCGCCGACGTTAAAACTTTTCCAGCAATGGTTATAAGAGCGGAAACAATGCAGGACTACATAAATGCAATAAGAAAGCAATGACCGCTAACGAGCGTTTGGCGGCTTGGCGAAGGCAGCCTAACGTAAACTTTCAAATTTCGCACAAATTTTTTGGCAGCTTTTGCCAAACCGCTGTTACCTGCTGGGCGGTTTATCAGTAGGAAATTAATTGAATAACGAAAATGAAAGATTTATTAAACACAGAAAATTTAATCGAACTGCACGAAGAATTAAATGAGTTCGCAAAGCACCACCAAAACAAAGGTGGTCAAGAAGCCCACAAACTTGTAAAAGCGATTTGGGATGAAAGTAAAGCACATCCGAGAGATGGTTCTCCAGATGGTTTGAAACACGATGAAGGATTTGATAAGGCATTTAAATTAATATTAGGTGAACTTCATAAAAGGTTCGTCCCGTAGCCTTGCAGGTAACGGTTTGCGGCTTTGTGTCTGTTTGCCCCTTGCACAAGGCTTCAATTTAACAACAAACTTAATGGGGTAAATAGCACAAAACCGCTGTTATAAGCTGGCTGCGGTTGATTAAACGAAAAGCTAAATACGAAGTACTAAACAAAAGAATTAAAAAAAGAAGCGATGGCAAAAATGGATTTAATATTTGGAGATGGATTTTCATTGATAAAAAACATACCTGACAACTCGGTGGACTTGATAGTAACAGACCCACCTTACGGAATAAATTTTACTAAAGGATACAAAAGTGGCTCAACTGAATTGATACAAGGAGATGATGGGTTTACCGTTATGTTTTTTCTTGATGATATTTTTAGAGAATACAAGCGAATATTAAAGCCAAATTCCGCACTCTACATTTTTACAAGATTTGATGTGATGCCCTATTGGTGGATTAAGTTGAAAAATTACTTTGACGCTAAAAATCAAATTGTATGGTTTAAAGGCGGTGGCGGAATGGGAGATTTGAAAGGTAATTTTTCTTATAACTATGAAAGCATAATATTTGCAACCAATGGTAAACACCAAATAAGGGGCAAGCGTGATGGAAGTGTTTGGCAAATAAAAAAATGCAAACAAGAATTTCACGAAACACAAAAGCCTGTTGAATTGATACAGAAAATTATTGAGCATAGCAGCGATGAAGGAATGACAGTATTTGACCCTTTTATGGGTAGTGGGACAACTGGCGTTGCTTGTAAAAATCTAAACCGAGATTTTATTGGAATAGAATTAAATGAAGATTATTATTTAACCGCTAAGAAACGAATTGAAAATCATTCTCCGCAGGGTGGGCTTTTTTTTAATTCTTTTGAAACGGAATTGTCAAACGAAGCAGGAACGTAGCAGCTTGCTTATAACAAGTATATGTACACCCTGCCTGCAATCACCACAAAACTAATTAGTTACAACACAATCCCGGAAAGTAGCGCCACCCACCTTCCGGAAGCGTGGGTTATGGTTCTTAATACGAAGGAGATTGTTTGCATACATCGCACTGTTGTACAATGAATTGCGAAAACAGATAACTTTGAAAAAAAAACAGGGATGGCTTACGACAGAAAAAACAGGCTTTTACGGATCATCGACATACAGGAGATCTACAAAAAGCACAGCAAAAACCACCAGGGCGGCTGCACCGACAAGCATATTTTTGAAAATATGATATACCCTGTATATCGCATCAGCCGCACCACATTTTACGAATACCTGTCAACACCCGCGAAAAAGCAGCTCAAAGAGTGCACCGACACCAAACCCGGCCAGCTGACCTTGTTCAATTAGTTTTTTTGTAATTTAAATGCCGTTTAAACGCTCAAAAAATGACAGATAACTACAGTGATAATTTCACCCGCCGCCGTCTGCCGCCCTGGCAGATAATTGTAGCTATCCTTGTCCTGCTCTTTATAATTGCAATTATCAACCTGTAAAACAATAACAAAATGGGAAATTTTACACTTGTCATCGTAGTAATTGTATTGATTCTGGTAACCCGCGAGCTTTGGACCTGGTTTTTGAAGCTCAACCAGCTGGTCAGGCAAAATGAGGAAATCATTCGCCTGCTCACAAAAATAGCCGGTGAGCCGGCCGATCAAAACAAAACCGGCGCGCAAAAAATAGGCGAAAGCGTCGGAAAGCTGTTCAGTAAAGAATAAAAAAAGCGGGGTGATTCCCCGCTTTTTTTTGTTATTTCAATTATTTTTTCCTTCCCGCCTCGCTTTTTACAAAAGCGTAGAAGCGACAAAGTGCGGTTTCATATCGCTTTTTTGCGGAACTATTCGCGTAAGCGATTGGCGACAAATCAAAGAACTCGGCTATTTCCGAGTTAGTTAAGCCGAGTTCTTTTTTTAGTTGTTGAATTGTCATAATTGTATAAGATTTCCAGATTCATACTCTTTTTTAAATACTTCATAAGAATAACGCCATGCTTTCCAAATCGGCAACCAGTGTTCAACTTTCCCACGGGGGTGTGTTTCATCCCATTCATGTATATCAGAAAATTGAATTTTTAATTTTTCGCGTCCAAGTAGTTTATCCATAATGTCAGGTTCTTCTGTTTTAATCATTTCATCCATGCCTTTTATTATTACCGCAGCATCAGGATTTTGTGTTCTCCATGCTTGATTAGCACTTTTAATATCGTCAGAAAATAAAGGTGATATAATACTTGCTATCGCTTTTAGTTCCTCTTTATAGTAGTAGTCTACATCATCCCAAGTAAACAAAGGTCTGTCCCTTTCTTCCCCTGTGAATATCTGTTTCCAAATAAATCCAGTTTTAGTCTTAAATGCAGTTTTTAAGTTAATTTTATAATTATCTGCATTTGGAACGATTACAGGATACACAACTATGTGCGTATCCTTGTCCCAAAATCGTTCAGCTACTTTTATTTCTTTTTTTTCCATTTTTATTGAGCATTTACAAAGCAATAAGTATATAAAGTTCCTTCTTTTGCAATCTGCTCAGCTCTTACTTTTGCATCAGCATGAATGCGAATTTCTATTCTTTGTGCAAATTCGTCTTTTGTTTCACAGTCGAGATTTGAAGTATCTGTAAAAATTCCACGATTTTTTAAGATCATTGTATTTTTATTCATCCACTCATTTACCTGTTCTTTCGTACCTTCAAATACTGAGTTTGAAATTCCGCCGGATTTTCTTTCGAGTACTTCTAAATTTGTTGTCATGATGTTTTGTTTTAAATGTGAATACTTAAATTTCTTGTATCAAAGATAAGCATTTACTTAATACGTTGTATTAAAAAATCAAAATATTTTAAGTAAATACTTAATTATTTTTCATGTTTGTAACAATTGTTACAAAAAGTAGAAGAAACCCCCACCCTGAAAAAATAAAAACAGGCAACGGCAATGTGTTCAAATCATAGCGGTGGCATAGCGCATAAAAAAGCGGGGTGTTTCCCCGCTTTTATAATACTTTTTTTGCCTCAAATTCCACAAAGGTTACCATCCAGCCGCGCCAGCGGTGCCAGTGCTTCCAGCTCACAAGCTGTAGTCTGCTCGTTACGCGCTGGCCATCGTCTGCAACCGGCGTGAACCCATCGAGCAGTGCAAGGGCCTGCAGGGCCAGCGATTCGTGCGCAACCACTGCCGCGTCTGGGATGCCGTCGGTGGTGCGCAGGGCATTGCTATACACATGCAGTCGTATTTTGATCGGTGCCCGGCGCATCTCCTTGCTTACATTTTCAAATTTCAGTTCATCCGGAAATTCAAAAAAGAACCCGGCATCGTTGATCATCGTTTCCTCGTACTGAACATTATACCACTCTGTTGGCATGTTCAGATCTTGAAGCCTCTTTTTCAGAAGCACATACGTGTCGTACAACATGGTTTATTTCATTAAGAGTTTCTCCATTTCTTTGTCTATTTTTTCTTCAATGCGCTTTGTCAGCGCCTCCGAGTCACCGATCATTTGTCGCTGCGGTATATCCGATCCCGGATGCTTAACCTTTCTGAATACCCCATACGGCGTGCTTAACGCCTTTTTTTCAGAAGGAAAAATGTCGTGCGCAGCAATTTTTCCGCCCTCGTTGTGTATGCCGGCATAGGGTAGCGAATTGGTGAATTCAACCTGTGAGGTATTCGTCCGGGTGTCTTTACCCCATCCTCTTTTCAACGATCCGCCACGCTTTTCGCCCATCAGCGTTTTTTTTCGCGCATTTTCAGTCTTCTTTGCCGGCCATTTTTCATACACGCCCGGCTTTTTTTCGAAGCCCTCGGCCTCGAAGTTGTCAGCAATGAACCGCAACCCCTCAGTTTTTCCAATGCCGGGCAACCGGCGTATGAATTCAGGTGTTTTTTTTCGTATCTCTTTGATTTTCCTCAGAAACTCGTTGTTGCTCATTGTTTCGTTTTTTTTATATTTGTAGAGAAATAGATCTTGGTATTAGCGTAAACCGGGGTGCCCTGGTCCCTGCCTTCCGGGGTCTATTTTTTTTGTAACTTATCGGTAATGGCATGTAGTTTATACAGCTCCTTCCCTTTGTATTTTTTGAAATTCAGATACATGTCGTAGCCCTTTACCTTGTAATAGAACCAGCGCTCGTAATTCGCATGACGCTGTTTTTTGTTCGGGCTGGTTTCATTGCCTTTCTCCTCTCCCTCTTCAACAAATGTTGACTCTTTGACGACCTTTTGTATGTCGTATAGCAACAGGTCACGCAAGGCCGGATCGTCGTGGTTTTTCCCGGTAATATTTTTGATGTCAGAATTCGAAAGGATGATTGTTTTGCCTTTTAGTTTGCCGGGCGGCTCTAACTTCAGTTTTGACGCTTTCAGCTCATTTCGCACCTCTTTTTGTGTCACCCTCCACGCCGCAGCCTTTGCCTGTTTGCCTAATTCCTCGACATCTGCCACGGGCGCGCTGGTGTAATACCCAGCCGAGTCGCTGAACACCTTTTGTTCTATCCCAGGGTTGAAGTCGAAACCGCGAGGCACCGTGGTTTTTTTGTAGCCCTGCTTGCGCTGCACGTTGGCGTCGGTTTGTATCAGCTCGCACCTGCAACCAAAGCCCAGCGGTGGGGTGTGTGTCTTCCAGAATGGGTCGTTAATCGGCAGCACCAGGCCGTGAAGAGCGGCATGCTCCGGGCGCACGTCGTTGTCACCTGCGGTGCGCCACTCCAAGTTTGGATACAGGTCGGCATTGTCCTGAAAGCCGGTCCATCTCTCCGCTGCCGCGCAGTTCGCAAAAATGCCGTGTTTTTCAGTTTTCAGATACTCTGCATACCGTTTTTCAATCTTTCTCCTGTCTGCATCGTTGCCCGCTGCATTAAGTTCGCGCTGCTTTTGTGCTTCGCGGAAGGTAGCAAACCGGGCGGCATCAGAATGCAAGTTGTTGTATAGTCTGAACCGGGGGTCGGTATATGCTGTTTTTTTGATATCGATCCGCGTACTCATACGGATCTGTTCGATATACTTCTCGTACACGCGCGCAAACGAATCGGCATCATAAAGCGCGCTGGAATCAGCTCTCAGATATTTCAGGCCCAGGGCGAAATCAACACGCTTTTTTTTTTACTTGCGGCCACGGGTGGGGCTGCCGGGGCTGCTGGCTGCGGCTCTGCATCGTCGTCGCTTTCGAGCAGGTCGAGGTATTGTATTTTTGCCTTCGCCAGCCGGTCGGCGTGGATGTATTTGTTTTTCACCATCAGCGGGATCAGCTTTCCGTTCGAGTGATTCTGAAGCCGCCGCAACCTGGCATTTTTGAACACATTTTTAATGCGCTCATGCACCTCTGCGGTGCCCACGTATGCCTCTTCGTCAGAGGTGCCGGTTTGGCCGTTGATCAGTTTCGAAAGTTCTTTGTTCCCTTCACGGATTGCCTCGAGGTATATCTTGTAGAAATCTCCCGCCTGCGGTTGTTTGATGTCAACCGTGTCCTCCTTGCCGCGGATGATGTATCCATTTGCCGCAAAATTCATGCACATACCCTCGATGCGGTCAAGCTCCTTTTTGTCATCCGTGTCAGTTGCATAATCAAGAAAAGGCATTCCGTATCGTTCTGATGCCTGGCTCCAGTCTGAGCGTGCGTACTTTTTCAGGATCACCTCCTCGGCCGCGTATTCGTATAGGCCAAGATCTTCCTTTCCTTCGATTTCGATCAGATTCAGCGCTTCCAGGTTGTCGCGGTACGGCAGCCGGACATCTGCCTGTCGGTCAAGGATGATGCTTCCGTTTGCGGGATCTACATGCTCGCGCGGAATCAGGTAACAAGCCGAAAAGGTCTGACTTTGCGGATCAGGTTCGGGAAATTCAATCAGCGAGTGCCCCCAAAACTCTGCTTCAGCCGTGTATTCAACATAGTCGTCAAACCATTCCGCGTCAAAAATTTCGCGCAGCTCTTCGTCTTCTCGTCCGTCGACTATGACGACGAATTTGCTTTGCTGTATGTCGTTAATCGCAATATCGACCTGCGATTTGAGATGACGGTCGCGCCGGATCTGGTCGTAGATACTGTACAGATCCTCGCGGCTCGGCCTTTCAGGGTCGCGTGCCGATTCAATCGCCTGCCCCAGTTTGTCCATCTCCAATTCTGTGCGATAGGTCCTGGTTTTTTTGATCTGCGAAAAGATGCGTTTCTTCTTCGTCGCCGGCGGGGTCTCTTTTTTGTTTTTTGCGCCCCATCTACGCGGATTAATGTATTTAGTCCATTCCATGCTGATTTGCCTTTTTTGTGCCGCTTAAACGGCGTTTAAACGATTTTTATCTAAACAGGTCGTGGCTCCTTTTTTTATTCGACCCCCACCTGAAAACTGTCACGCTCTCTCCTGTTGTGTCGTCGATCAGCGTATCGAGCGTTGAGCTTTGTTTTCCCGCCGCAAGATCTTTGATCAGTGTCAGCTCTTTTCTGTAGTTGTCAACGATGCGTTGCGGGATCTCGTCGTCGGGCACGGTATTGTAGAGATAGTAGGCTGTGATGTGCACCAGCATGCGGATCAGCACCGGATGCCTGGCGATGCCCTTTTTGCCTAACATGATGATCACGTTGAATTTTCCGCGCAGTGGGTCAAGCTCACTGATTGCTCGATCTTCCGACTCATCCAGGTTAGCTGCTCCGGGTCCTTTCAGACCAGCCAACGCGGTCTGCCCAATCACGCCCTTGAAATCTTTTTCTTCCAGAAACTTCATGACTTGTAGAAAATGTATATCTGACCAACCGTGCCCGGCAACATGAATTCAGGATCGATCCTGTTTTCGTTCAAAAAAGCAGCGGCATCTGAGCAGCCGTTTGCGCGGTAGCTTTTCCAGACCGCCGGCTCTGCGCGGTCCGCCGGTTCAAGGTTTTTTTCAGCCTCTTTTTTTGCAAAAAACTTCTTCATAACACTGTATTTAAGCCCGTCTCCGGGTGTTTTTTTTCATTTTTCCGCTTCGGTGCATACCTCGCGCGCCGGTATTGTTGAATTTCTCAAGCCGCTTGATGGCCTGTTGATCGGCATCAGGGGCGTCGTCTTTTGTGCGGTACCCCGGCTCTATGCCGAAGAGTTGCACAAGCCCCACCTGGGTATAGTTGTGCCCCTGTTTTTTGTCGTTGTAATAGATCCTCCCGTTTTGATAGTAAGGTTGTAGTTGCAGGATGCGGTCGTACTTCTTCTGTCGGGGGGTATCGATTTTTACCAGGCCGAGCGAAATTTTTTCTTTACCGTCGGCCGATTTGTTTTCAGCCTCAACTTCCTTGATCGTGCGCTTAACTTCGTCATTCCAAAACTGCGCTTCGAAAGACCAGTGTACTGTCACGCTAAGCGGCATTGATTTCTGAAAATCGCACATCCACTGCACCGCATCGCGCATTTTCGACTGACGCACAAAAGAGTCGATATAGTAGAAATCGCCCTGGTAGAGGCCCCACACGCGCACGGCGTTGAAATCGCTTGTTTCAGTACCTGCGTAGGCAATATCCCAGTGCCCGCAAATTGCAGTGAAATGGTTCAGCGCCGGCAGCCTTTTCCACTGTATTTGATCGTTTTTGAAGATCTTGCCCTCGATGTGTGCTTCGTGATTATATTCTGCGTATGCAGCCAGGATGCCAATATCTTCTTCGATATCGCGGTAGTAATTTTGGCCATATTTTTGAGGCCATGCCGGCATGTAGGTGACCGGATCATAAGCATCCACCCGGTGAACGACCCATTTGGGGTGTCGTTTTTCGAGCTGGTTTTGTATCGTGCGGGGCGCAAAGTCGTTGTTGGGGTGCAGGTATCGCCTGGTGTCGCCGTCCATCATCGGGATCACGTCTTTTTCGAGCCATGTCACGATTTCATCCTGCTGTTTTGGATTCTTGACCGTGAAGCGGTCTTCGAGGTCGTCAGGAATCACAAGGTTAGGTCTTTTTGCTTTTTTTCGCAGCCCCCTTGTCGACTGCTGCATGCCCAGCGCCTGCCCGATAAACCGGCCATCGCGGGTTTGAAAGTCGCCGTCGGCCCAGCTGCCTGACATCTTTTGCTCACCGAAATAGTGAATCAATTTCGGATTTGCCTCGAACTCAGCCTGCACATCAGATAGTAGCTGTTTTGCCTTCGTTTCATTATTTCCGATTAATACGACATAGACCTCTTCTCCGTTCATCCACAGCCAGATCGGGATCAGAATATCACAATGTACTGATTTTGCCAGCCCCCGCCCCCAGCGGACCAAAAAGCGCGCGACTTTGTTTTTTTTGACCTTTTTTGCCAGGTCGATCTGAAAATCTGCCGTTTCAGCGGTAGCGTAATGCGGAAAAAATTCGCGGACCATATAGGCATAGTCGGTCCTGGACCGTTCGATGACCTTCTGCCTCTCGGCTTCGGTTTCAAAAGGGTTTACCGTTGCGCCCGACTTGATTAGTTCGAGCTTTTGCCGGTATCTTTCCAGCGCCTGTTTTGCATCCGCTTTCATTGAAGTTAATGTTTTGTCGACACCTTATTGATGTGATATTCCTGAAAGTCGATTAGCGACAGATATAGCTCGCGGTTGTAGTGCGCGAGCGAATCGAATATGTCTTCCATCACGTGCAGGTAGGTACTGAGTGATACATTTGAATCCTTTTCAATATTTTCAAGGGTCTTGTTCCATTTTGACACCGCATCATCAATGCCCTTGATGCGGCTTCGTGTCTCCGCGATCTCCTTCAGATCACCGCCTTCGCCTTCAAGTTTCTTCACCTGTCGGTCAAGCTCAAGCCACTCATCGCTGAGGTTGCTGATAATCTGCTTAATGTTGTTGATGCGCTTCGCCGGACTGGCATTTTTTGCGTCACGCAATGCCTTCCAGTTCCCTTTTTCGACCCAGTCGCCGACGGTTTTTTCGGTCACACCAACCCGTTCGGAAGTCTCCTTCGCCGTCAGGTTTTGGTCGACGTACAAGATTTTCGCAGTGCGCCTTTCGCGGTCTTTTGCCATTTTTTTTAATGTTGCTCACGCCAAATTTCACTAACTGAAATCCATCAAAAAAGAGAATGTACAACTATTTAACCATAACGTCCAACACATAGCCAAGTGTTTGTTTGACTGATTGTTTCCGGTTTCTTTTGATGCAAAAAGAGCGCGAAATGAATTTGAGATTTTCAAAAATTGTAGACCGCGAGCTCAAGAAAACAGAGATGTACCTCTACGGCACATTAGGGGATGATGCAGATGAAATTAACGGGCATTGGTTTGCAAAAGAGATGTCGTGGCTCGGGCGAAATTACGATGAGATCACAATCCGCGTCAATTGCGACGGTGGCGAAGTGCTGCACGGACTCAGCATTGTGTCCGAAATGATGGCCTCAAAGGCTTACATCATTGTGTCGGTTGACGGAATAGCCGCCTCGATGGGGGCCGTGATTCTTGCCCCTGCCGACCAGGTGGTGATGAACGACTACGCAAAAGTAATGATCCATTCTCCCTACTATATTGACGAAAATGGAGAAGTGGTCAAAAAGCTTTCTGAGAAGGACAAAAAGGGTCTTAACAACCTCAAAGATATCCTGTCGAGATTGCTACAAAAGCGCGGGATAACAGAAGCACGAATTACTGAATTGATGAAAACAGATTCGTGGTTTTCGGCAGAGGAAGCACTTGCCGAAAAACTCATCGACAAGGTAGTGACCACCGGCCGGAAAACAGAGCTGGCCGCCCTCGAACCCAAAAAACTGGTCGCAAAAATTAATGAGACTTATGTTCAACCAAAAAAAGTTAAATCAATGAAGAAAATTGCTGCAAAGTTCGGTCTGGCAGAGGATGCGACAGAAGATCAGATCCTCGCAAAGTTAACCGAGCAGGAAAGCGCAGAGTCGGCCCGGATGGTCGATCAGCTGGTCAAAATGGGCCGTGAACTCGGCACTGTAACTGACGAAAATGTCGAAAAGGTCAAGCGTGTTGCAAAAGCAGACTTTGACCTTGCTTGTGAAATGTACCTGACAAAACCGGTTGCACACGCCGGCGACGATGACGATGATGACGACGAGCCCGAAAAGGCAGTGTTGATCAAAGACCTTGTCAGCAAAGGCGGAAAAGCACCCGTAAAGGTTGAGAAAAAATGGGATGAGCTCTCTGAAGAAGAAGTGGAATCCCTGCGCGCAAAGGATCAGAAAACTTATGCGAAGCTTTTCAAAGCCCACTACGGTTTTGAACCCACGATTGAGTAACCAAAAAATCGAATAAAAATGGGAGTTAAACGCGAAATTTGGACGGGCGAATGCCTCCGTCAATTTACCCACAAGGCTGAATTTCTTTCTGAAATTCCAGACCAGAGCCGCTACGTCGACAACGACGTGATCCACCTCGTTGACCTGGGAGTCAAGCCCGAGGTGTTGATCAATAACACTACCTACCCGATCCCGGTGCAGGAAACTGAAGATGGCGACATCAGCATCAGCCTCGATAAATTTCAAACTAAACGGACGATGGTATCTGATGACGACCTTGAGTCGGCAAGCTATCAGATCATTGCTGAAAAGACGCTCGATCATGCTGAGGCCCTCGAAGAATCGACTGGCGACAAGGCTGCCCACGCTCTTGCCCCGCAACAGCACAGCACAGCCACGCCCGTTATCGTCACCACCGGCGACAAAAATGACGCAGGGTACAAAGCCCTGACCGTTGCCGACCTGATCCGGCTAAAAAAGGCTTTTGATGACGCAAAAGTGCCGAAGCAGAACCGTGTGCTTGTGCTGTCGCCGCAGCATGTTGCCGACCTGCTGATCACCTCTGAGGCATTTCAGAAGCAGTACAAAGACATCCAGACCGGCGAGCTGGTCCCGTCGCTCTACGGATTTAAGCTGTATGAGCATGCCAACTGCCCTAAATTCTACCTCGACACCGCGACTTGGAAAAAACGTGCCTTTAGGGCCGCCCCGGTTGCCGGCGACCGTGAAGCATCTTTTGCCTTCTACTCGAAGCGTATGTTCAAAGCGAAGGGATCTTTGAAGTTCTATTTGAGCGAAGCGCGGAACAACCCTGACACTCAGGCTAACTTCTTCAATTTCCGCCTTCGCTATATTGTGCTGCCGAAAAAGCAGGAAGCCATTGCGGCTATTGTATCACCTGACGCAACAACCTAAAAATGAAAACTTTTATAAGGATCATGTTGCTTGTCATCGCGACAGCATTCATAGCCACAGCCTTCACAGCACCTCGCGACAAATGGGGCTTTGGATTCAGAAAATCGGTTGCACTTGAGAGCGCAACAGCTGTTAGCATCGACCCGGGAAACCTCACGCTTACCTACGCAACGCTGAGCATTGACACGAATGCAGTAATATCTGCGACATCTGCGCGCAGCATCGTAGGAGATCGAATTTTCCTTGAAGTGACGGCAGATTCGAAAAACCGGCGAATAACCTGGGGCGACAACTTGACTGCGCTAAACGACAGCGTGCTGGCTACAAAAACTAAAGTATTTGAGTTTGTGTACACCGGTGCTGTGTTTAGGCAAATCGCTGAAATGACTTACGATTAATACCTGTTGAGTGCCCCCGGCGCCGTTCGCGGCAAAGGGGGCTATATCTGCATGCTATGAAAGATGTCGCTGAAAGACTTCTTGCGTTCACAGTCGGCGCGGTCGGCTCATTCATCAGCTGGGAGGCACTGAATGATATGATTGTATCCCTTGTTGTCGCATTCGCCGGCGGGCTGCTGGCGCACCTGGGTAAGATGCTCGCGCAGGCAATTACTGCGAAGTGCAGGTCGAAAAAAAATCGAAAACATGACTGATTTCTATCTCGCATATCAAAAAACAATCGAATCTGAAGGGCTATGGAGCTTTCGCACTTCAGACCGCGGAGGCGAAACCTGGAAAGGGATCAGTCGCGTGAAAAATCCGGACTGGAGCGGCTGGCGGCTGGTGGATAAGATACGCGAATCAGCTGGCGATCACTTCATGTCCGCCCTGCAAAATAGTGAAAAGCTCGAGGAAAAAGTCCGCGATTTCTACCTGATCGAGTTTTGGAACAGGCTGCAATGTTACGACCTGGTTCATCAGCAGATCGCGGAGGAGCTCTTCGACACAGCTGTTAACCAGGGCGTTTTTTGGGCTGCAAGATACTTTCAGATCGCACTCAGCATGCTCAACAACAATACACGCTATTACCCTGATCTGCGTGCTGACGGCTCGATCGGGCCGCTTACGCTCGAAGCATACCGGCGCTACCTGCTTACTGCAGATACTGTGCCAGGTCGCACATTACAAAAGAATATCAGCGTATTGCTGAAGGTGCTCAACGGATTGCAGTTTCAGCGATATCGCGAAATATGCGAAAAAGACCTCACGCAAGAGGTCAATTTTTATGGGTGGATTAACCAACGAATTAATTGAAAATGAAAAAGTTAATTGTTTTTTTAATGCTCGTTACGCTTGCTTTTACGGCTGCGGCACAATATGAAAATGCAGTCAGCCAGGGCGTAACAACTGAAATCACTACGCCTGCCGTCACGCAAGAATCTGTTGACGTTGATCAGCCGGCTACCACTGCCACTACGTTGTGGCAACTCTTTGCAGCGCACTGGGCAGAGCTTCTGTTTGCCGTGCTGGCACTCGTGAAAATAGTTGTGAGGATTACGCCTACTTTGAAGGATGACGCTGTTTTTGCGAAGCTCGACGCGCTAATAGAGTGGATTGTGCCTAACCTGAAGAAAACAAAAAGGTGAGCATTATTCGCAAGGTGTCACGGCGCCTTCCGCTCATCCGGCGGGTGTACCGTGTTGCGAGAGTAGTTTTCATCATTCACAAAATCAACAAAATGGGCGACAAGGGCTATATCAATGCAAAACGCGAAAAGAAGCTTGCAAAAGCGCTTGACGGCTTCTTTGATTTCCGCAAGATGCTGGGTAACAGGAAACTGCTGTTTGGCATCATCAATGTCGGAAACACGCTTGAGCGCAACGACTACGGCATTTTTCTGACACTGATCCGTGTGCTTGACGACGGGATCATCGGCAAAAACATGAATATCCAGGCCGCCGCCGTGCTGGATCGCGCTTTGACCTTCCTCGAAGAAAAAGACCTGGATGGGTTCAACGACTACGTGTCGGGCGTACTGGCCGGGAAGATTGACATTCCGCTGATCAATAATGACAAACTGGCCTTTTTGGCCGTGCTCAATGCAATGAAATCATTGCTCAACCTGGCAATTGACAGGTTTAACCAGGCGGTTGCCTCCGCCGAAAACGAATTGAAAAACAATCAATAATACAAAAAAATGGCAGCAAATACTGGTGTAATGGAAGGACAAGACCTGCTCTTGTATATTGAATCCGCTGCTGGCGTGTGGACGCCTATCGCGCACGCTACTTCGCATTCACTTGAGCCGACCCTCGAAACGCGCGATCGGCTGAGCAAAGATACCGGGAAATGGAAAAAGAAAGTGGCCGGCCTGCTGGGCTGGACTGCAACATGTGAAGCGCTTGCGTGCTATGACGGCTACAGCTACTCTTCGCTGCTTGCTTTGCAGATTGCACGCACGCCTGTGAAGCTGAAGCTTGCCGGCCGTGCAGCTGAAGACGACAACGACACCTGGACACCGGAACAAATCGGCGACAAATACTGGGAGGGAGATGCGATCATTACCGGGCTGCCGCTTACGGCGCCTAACAATGAGGATGCAACCTTTTCCTGCTCGTTCGAAGGTACTGGCGCGCTTGAAGAAAAAACGAAATCTGCTTAACCAGTCAGGTCGGTATGCCGGCCTGACACAATATTTAACTTATGTCACGAACAACGATCGTATATAAAGGGAAAACTTATCCCTTTTACCGGACAAACCGCGGCCAGTTTGATTTTGAAAACGCCGGCTTCACAAATCAAGACATTCTGGCTGGAAAAACAACCGCCCTCCTGGCTGCCATATTTTTCAATTTGCGCGACTGTGCAAGCCGTGCAGGGCAGCCGTTTAAGGACAGTTTTGAGGAGTTCATTGACAACACAGAGCCTGATGTTATACAGGTATTTGCAAGACTTGCAGAAGCACAAAAAAAGACACAGGAAGAGGGGGAGCAGAAAGCCCCGGCCGGTATCTGACGCTCGATGACGAGATTGCCGTCGCGGTCGGGCAGATGGGGATGAGCGTTGAGGATTATCTCGCGCTCACCCCTTCTCAATTTGCCGGGGCATACAAGCTATTTCTTGAAAAGATAGAAAGCGACCGCAATCACGCCGAGATGTTGTCGTGGCAGGTCGCACGCTGGCACGTATTTCGCTCGTTATGCCCTCCTGATAAGAAAAAAATTACAGTTTTCGACCTGCTGCAACTGCCCGGCGACGAGGCGTTCAGGGCATCGAAAAAGAAAAAAACGCCCCCGCGGGATGAAAAGCGATTCAGAATATTAGCAGAAAAGTTGAAGTAACATGTCATCTAAGATATTCAAATACATACTCAGTTTTACAGGCGACACGAAGGGCGCAACGAGCGCAATCAACAGCATTCAACTGAAGCTGAAAGATGTGGCCGCTGCGGCAGGCTTGGCTTTTGGGCTGAAGGAGGTATTTGAATTCGGAAAAGAGCTTGTTAACCTGAGCGGCGAGGCGGCCGGCGTTGAACGTGCTTTCTACCGTCTCTCGGACGCAATGACACTGCAAAAGCTGCGTGAAAGCACGCACAACACCGTATCGGATCTTGAGCTGATGAAGCAGGCCGTTAAGGCTGAGGCGTTCGGCATTCCGATTCAGAAAATGGGGCAATTGTTCGAATTTGCCGCCGCGCGTGCACAGGCTACCGGGCAGAGCGTTGATTACCTTGTTGACAGTATCATTACCGGGATCGGGCGGAAAAGCCCTATGATCCTCGACAACCTCGGTATCAGCGCAATATCGCTCGGCGAAAAGTTGAACGGGACGTCGGTTGAGGCGGCCAGCGTGGGCGAAGTTACCGATGCGGTTGGCCGTATAGCACAGGAGCAGCTCGAAAAAATGGGCGGATACGCCGAAACTGCTTCGACAAAAATAGGCCAGATCGGCACGACCTGGGAGAATATCAAAAAACAGCTGGCTACTGATGAAAATTTCTCATCAGCTGTATCCGGAATTGCCGATACGCTGAAAAACGACCTGCAGGACTGGGGCGACATGATTGCCGTTTGGCAATCCGATCAGTTTTCGGGCTGGGAAAAATTCATGGGAACCCTGTCGGAAACATGGGGGCGTGCGCTCATCAAACAGATGAAGGCGCAAAAGGAAGCGGGCAAGGTGGTCGACATGTACAACGAGATGTATGCTAACGCCCGACTTGGAGCTGATCAGGCCGCAACAGCTACAAACGCCGTCACAGAAGCAATTGTAGCACAGGGCAATAAGGTTGTTGCCGTGTTAAGTCTCGAACAGATTCAACAAAAAAGCATCAAAACCTATGCTGACCTGGGCGAACGAATTGGCGAATACAACAAGTTGCTTGACACTGCGGATATTACCA